TTTTTCGCTGTCTTTGTTTCCTTTCGTGTTACCTTGACGATTCTCGGAAAAAAGGTATACTTAATATTGATCGAAGGTGTGGTTCCTTCGACAGGAAGAGAGGCTCCCGCACCCACTGCTTTTGGGTGTGCGAGCCCTTTCTTTTTTATTGTAGGAAGTTCCCTTTATTAATCGTTTTCCGGTCGAATGCCCACGTTTTCCCTTGCCACTTCAAAATGATCTTTTGCGCCATGTTACGGAACATCCCGGTGTAAATCCCTTTTTCAAGTTCAACTTTTGTCATTTCCGGTAAGGCAAAAACGACGATCGTTCGAGCGTGTTGTTTTCGTCCGGCTTCATTGATTTCGTTTTTTATGCTAGTCCATTCAGGAGACGCCTGACGTTTCATTTCGCCAATATCATTATTGATGAGCATATCAGGGCTTATTGAACGGTTTCGAGGAAGCATGTAAATCTGGTTTCCGTCTTTCGCAAGCTCGGTTGCGTCGGCGATTTCTTGTCGCGAGAACTCGGAATTCTTTGCGGCTTCGAGATAGCCACCGTTTTTGAACTCAGTAATCCGGGTATACCCTTTAAGCATTTCAGCCTGATAATTCATCATGCCGAGATCATGAGCCTGCTGCAAAATATCTCCAATGATTCCGTACTTTTCAGCTCTTTGAATCATCCCTTCCGTAAGCTTCCACCAGCTCTCTTTTTCAAGCGGATTACCGCCAAACCCTTTCATCGGTTTGAAGGTTTTTCGGAGGTCGGTCATGCTTGGATTTTCAACTTGAATGGTTCGGCCTATCTCGGATCTTCGCACTGCGCGAATGCTGGTTCGGCAACTATAATGATATGGAGGGAACCCGTAGATTCTCCAGAAGGGATGCTCTTTGGGCATGGCAATTCCATGTCCAGAGGACGTAAGGAGAGATCGGCAAATATGCGTGGTACGATCGTCATCGATGATAAATAGCTGGTATGCGGGAGGGGATGTTTTCTCGTATTGCATGAGCTTTCCGGAAACATAACAGCCCTGAACATTTGTCCGGTAAACGGTTTCCCAATAGCCCGGTTTCCATTCGTACGCGCCATCGGCGTCCACTATTGCTTTGATATCGGTCCATGATTTCGAGAAACCCTCACCGGTTTCGACCGCGGAAAGAAGACGCCCGCGAACGGCCTCGATGTAGTCAACTTCACTGAGGCGCGCCACCGTAAACGCCCTAAATCGGAGCTTCGGTTCAATGGCACTCCATTCCTTCTTCGACAATGGAACTTTGCCTTTGAGCATTGAAACCGCTTCTTCAAACGGAAGAACCTCATCGAGGGATGACGACATATTCGGAATTGACACATCCGCCGCCATGATGGTTTTACTCGCATGATCCATGCCCATGAGCAACGCAGAGGCGAGTAGTCGTTCAGTGCTTGCGATGAGGTCGGTATTTATCTCTGGATAAGGAATTTCCGAGAGAGCGTCCTTCCCCGGTGGTGACCCATCGGAAGACAGGTCGTTGATCCAGGTGGATACCGTTTTCCCGAGTTGTTTATCTATTCGTCTCTTTCCGGCATCAGCAAGGGAATCGAGTTCCCTTGATTTTGATCTCTCATCTTCTATAGGATCCGGATTTCCTTTCGTCGATTCAGGATTTTTTTTTTACCTGAATCTGAAAGGTTCTTTTCTTTCTCAGTCGAGGAGCCGCCCGGAGTTACCTTCATAAATACATCTTCATCATCACGTGGTTTTGGCAATCCGTAGACCGTGTAAAGCGCGTCCTTACTTACACCGACTCCGCTGTCGATCGCTTTGATTACCTGTTCGAACGATGCCCGCCGATTTACGTCAAACTCTATCAGCGGAGCCACTACGGAATCTCCGTAGTTTAGCTCGATCATCCAATTGATAACCTTCTGCATAACGGTCTGGATTTCAAGCGCGATTCCCTTCGCGTCTTCATAGAAGAGATCCGCCTGAACTTCGCCGAGAGCGAGACTTCCTCCTTCGGTTTTCGACGTAGCGATTGACTGCCCGGTAAGTCCGTAGGATATCTGCGTGTCGCAGGCGTCAACCAGCGACGAAAATCCGATAAGGTCGCCGCTCATGCCGACCTCTTTAATGTCGCTCACGTTGCCGACGGCTGCAGCCGATCCGGAAGAAACCGAAAGGAGTTGAGAGGCGATGAGATTAGCGCGTTCCTGCGTTGTGGCAGAATCTCCATCAAACTGGAAGAGCGCTATAATAGTCTTTACCGAAAATTTCTCGGTTGCCTGAAGCCAGAATTCATACCCTGCGCGCTTGAACATATAGGCCCAATAGACACAACGCAGGACGCTTGTCCCGTACGGATTCTCGTCGTCGGGATCGTGGTGGTAAAAAAGCCATTTATAGTTCTGATCAAGCTTTGTTTTACTTCCAAGTGAGTTCCAATAGCAGTTCCAGCTCTGATCAAAATAAAAACGATCGGGCTTTCTTGTGATGATGTTGTCTGGTACCCACAGACCGTTCTCCGTTTTCCATACAACCTCGGAAACGGAAAAACCATAGTCAAGAGCAGAAAGCATTCGTTTCATTTTCGCGTATAGTTTCTGCGTCAGGAGGCGGTTTCCTTTGACAAAAGCAAACACATCGTCCGGGCATGCATCCGGCTGAGAAATCATAACCGGAAAGTTGAGCGCGGTTGTTTTAAGTTTATTGAGAAGAGACTTGATTCTCGGGTCGGTCCTCATCATTCGGAACGTCTCGTAAGATGTCGACGTACCTGATACGATATCATCAGGATTTGGCATATACTGAAGGAACGATCCAAGTACATTATCGGTAATGATCTGTGTCGTAAGCGTCTGTTTCTGCTCATTAGTAATGTTCTTTTTCATGGTCTACCACCTTCTGACGCGATTAATAATCGTTTGTGCAGTTGTTCTAACGGCATTTCCGACCGGAACAACGATAGGCATCGAACCACCGGAAGGAATAACCCTGACAGCTAATTCAAGCGCATCGCACCGGTCATCGAATGCGCCCTTCGGAAACTGCGTCAACTCGTCGCGAAGTTCCCGCGATCCTTCCTTCCGGATCCTGATAATTCCGTTCTCGATCAATGGCGACATCGAGCGGACGCGCGATTCTTTGGACATGCCGCGCGTCTGTAATTTCTTTATAGGGAGATAAATGTTCTGTTCAGCGGCAAGCTTCATGATGTAGTTCCCGTATATGCCCGAGAACGCAACTTCTTCCCACCCGATCAGTTCGAAATGGAATCGCTTGTGCATCAAAATGAGCTGATTGCATGTGTCGGTTTCCGAGCATACCTTGCCCCAGCAATCAAGATCCCAGATCATCCCGTTTTTCTCAACGCCGATCGCTTCCATCGCCGTACGATCGTGTTTTCCCGTCGCGGGATCTACGCCGCAAAACGTGCGCATCCTTTCAATGGCGGTGCGCTCGTTCAGCACGTACCAATAGCGCTCGATCCACTCAGGCTTAATGATCCGCTCTTCGTCGCTGAGCGGTTCGTTACAATATTCAGTGCTGAATACGTCAAATCCGAGTTGTTGCCGTTTCTCCTCGAGCGCCTCGGCACTCCAGTATTCCGGCCAGAGTGGCAATCCATTAGGACGTATACAGGACAATCGAACAGCTATCCAGCGCTTGAGCGTTCCTTCCTCGACCTCACGCATGAGTCGCGATATCGGATCATCATTATGAAAGATGGTATTTACCCAGATTACGAAAGCCGTTTTACCAAGGTTAAAAACAACCTTTTTCAGCCATCTATAAATCTTGTCGCGCTGTGACGGCGACTCGACAGCATCGTCTTTCAGTACATCATCAAGTATGATGAGATCCGGTCGGTACTGTTTGTAGCGGGTACCGCGCATGGATGCCCCGGAACCCTTCGCTTGTATGCATGTTCCGTTCCCCAGTTCGATTCGGTCGTCCCGCCATATCTGACCTTTCAAATCCCCGTAGTCGTCGAGAATCGTCTCGTTTTCTTCGATCTCGCGCTTAATGTTGATTAGGTTCTCTTTCGCGGAGTCGGCGGACGCTCCTATCAGGAGAATGTACCGCCGCTTCCCCGCGAGGGCACACCAAAGGGTGTAGGCGAACGACCAACGGACGGTTTTTCCATGTTCACGAGGTTCAATGAACATCGCGCCAGCGAGATTCGCGGTCGGACGGAGCAACTTGCGATATTGTTCGGCGACGAAAGCTTCAAGCTTCCCTGCCGTCTCGGGAGATAGTGATTGCGTGTCGGCAACGTCGTAGAGAACCTCCTGATACTCGGCAGGGTCGGTAAAGAAGTAGTCGGGCAAATACGTCCGGCAAAAGAAACCGAAATCTTTTTTCGCGCGCGAGAGCCTCTTTCGTTGTTCAATTGAGGATTCTGATTTTCCGACGAGTTCTTCGATCAGATCGGACATCATTTTACCTCAACTGAGTCGACGATAGCGCAAAGCCGCCCCAACAGATCGGGATCGGACTGAATCGATTTTTGAAGTTCGTCCTTGATTCGTTTCTTTGCCTTATCGAGGGCATCAACGGCCTTTGTTCGATAATTCGAAAGTTTCATTTGAGTCTCGGCCAGCTTGCTCGCGGCGTGAATCATGTCGACAGGATCTTCGAAATTGATGCTGTCGATAGTTCGGAGATCGGTCGACATGAGGCTCGCAAGCTTCATTAACATGGCTTCGGATGCCTCGGTCGCGGGATAGTCCTTAAGAATCTCGGCCATCGCGCGAGCCGCTTCGATACTGCGTTGAGCATCAACGATCTGTTCCTCGTGCGTTTTTATGGCGCGGCGAATACCTTCTCGGCTGACGGTTATTTTATAACCATTATCCTGCAACCACTGATTCACCTCGTCGGTGACGTAGACGATAGTCTTTCTTCCGCCGTCCCACTTTTCCGCGACCAGTTCCTGCAACCCGAGTTCCTCTACTTTTCCCTTGCGTCCCATATCACGCTCCGCGCGAAAGAGTAATCCCCGGATCATCCGGGATATTACCGTCAATAAGGTCGATGCCGGATGGAGATATCTTGTAGCCTACGATCATTTCGCCCGGTTTCAACGGGTGCGGTGTTTGGCGTTTGAGAATATACGTCTTATCGGTGAGATACTCCAAAGACGCGCGAATATCGTCGGGCTTGTAATACTCGTGCTCAATCGAGATGATGGCCATCTCTTCCATCCCGTCCGGATAGAGTTCTTTAAGGAGCGCGAGCAGCTTACCGCGTAGAATGTTATGTTTCATTTTTTCCTTTCTCCCTCCAAAGGGCTATTATTTTGTCCATGGTTGAGGCCATCTGTACCGTTATCTGATCGGAGAGTCTGTTGATTTCAGTGCGCCATCCCGACGTTGCTTGATAAAACTCTTCTTTCCTAACCGCGTCTTGTTCAAGGATCCCGAGGCGCCTTGCTTGCTCGTCAAATCGACGGTCTGTTTCAGTACGATTCTTATCGAGCTGTTCCGCCATTGCTTTGATTGCCGTCGCTGTCTGTTCGGAGAGTTCCTTCTTAAGCGCTGCGTCCCGGGAGAAACCATCTTTTTCATTCTTCTGAAGCTGATTTATCAACCACAAAATGATCGGTATCAATAAAACGGAGACGGCCGTTGGAGTCCATGCTTTCAAACCAGTAAGGAAAATTGACATGGCATCCATCGTTCACCTCTCGCTCTCGCGCTCATGCATTATAAATCCAGCCAGGAACCCGCCGAGAAATGCCGCAGGAATACTCCATCCTGGAAGTTCAAACCGTGCTTGCTCAGCAACCAATTGCTTATTCACCTCGGCGGACTGAACGCGGTAAAACTCGCCTTCGGGCTTAGCCTCAAGTAATCCGGTTTTGTACCCGTCTGCATAGGCTTGATCGATCGATACATCGGTTTCTGCGACTACAGAATCGATCAGCCGTATTACTTCATCACTTGTGAATGTCCTGCCGGATTCGATTCCGTAATCGTTCCCGGAAGTCTCGTTTGACGGTATCGGTTCGTTCGCGGTGAGTGTCAGCGTCAGAACTGTCACGAACAAGAGACCGGCTATCAGTTTTTTCAATTTTCTCCTCCATTGTTTTTTGAGCCTCGCGAGCCGCAGAGTCATTGCTTGCGGACACGTTTTTTCTGTCGTTCCCAAGGAGAATGGCGATCGCCCCCGCGAAGAATGAGGCAAAAAGAGCGCCGATCAGGATCAATATCTGTCTAGCCTTTATCATTTACGGGCACCTCCGGAGGAGTTGATTGGGGTAAATCTTCGTTTGGTAAGATTTCTGTTCTTTGACGAATCCCCGCGAAGGCTTCCATCCAAAGAGAGACATCAACCGGGGAAAAAACAAGTGCCATAAAAATAGCAACCTTGATGACATCGTTCATAGGGATCTTGAAATTAGTAAAAATACTCACGCAAAAGCAGAGCAGAACGAAAATCATCGCGAGTAGCTTGGATAAGAGCGACAAGGGTTTACCTTTTATCATCATAGGGTTTCCTCCGGAAGTCGGCTTGAAAGCAATACACGATCGTGTAAAGAACACCTTGCGACGTGATGGCAGGAACGTGTGGATCCCAAACCAACTGATCGTCCGAGTCAACGATTCTGAAATGGAACTTCTGCGGGCCGTTTTGGGCTATTTTCTGGATATGCGCATCGGCACGTTGAACAGCGCTCCCCTTTACCCAATCATACCAGGTGATAATTCCGTTCTTTTTCGTTCCGACTTCGAGAAACCTTCCAGGAACTCCGAGGAGCTCAAGGGTTCGGTTCGCGAGCGTTGCGCTCGAGTTCAGTGCGTTTTCGTCATCAATGAGAATCTTCCGTTTCCCGTTGACGAATATTTCTCGCGTCTTCGCCCATGCCCAGATATCATTGATCTGACTCGCCGAGAGGCGCTTTCCCGTCGCGAGTTCGGCGATACCTTGGGAACTCCGCGCAAAACATCCGGATGCCTGAACTATTGGAAGACATTCGGAATGGTTTTGTGGTAGCAGCCCTATCGTTTCTTCATTCATGGGGTAATGGTATATGATATATTTGTTGGATACTCTAAAGCGGATAAATAAAAACGCCCCGGAGATTATCCGGGGCGTTAGGATTATGAGCGATTCAATGTTTCAGTTTCGTCGACCAATTTTTTTTAACAATATGAAAACATAACCGGTCGTAGTAATAATAATTGATTTTCTATCGAAATACCCTGATGCAGTATGCGAGATACTATGTCAGGGATTAAGACAGTTTGCTATCTTGCAATATGGAATTAATTCCTCATTAATTTCACCATCTTCTGCTCCAGACCATAATCTAAACTGACCATTCTTTATTCCGCCCTTAGATTCTGTCATTCCATGGTCCGTAGTGAAATATGTGTAGAACGTTAAATCAGGATCAAATTCCGGCGGTAATCCATAAATAAGCAGTAAAGCTGTTTCTTTTGGATCAGAAGGTGCTACTAAAAACTTACATTTATGAACTTCGCTATAATTCTGTAACATCGCTATATATGAAGATCTTGGCATGGTTTTATCGACGATAATTAAATACAAATCGTCTTCAGCGTAAATATTAGTTAATTTAAAAACTGATTCATCGATTTTTTTCTGATATATAAAGTCAATGCCAGCTTCGTTAAAAAAACATGCCCACCGAGCATGTGATAATTTATCATAAATAATACCATCAAACTGATATAGCAATTGTAGTCTCATGAAATATTCTCCTTTATATTCTTTTATTTATATCATACTTTTGTATTATTGATTCATTTTTTACTATGTTTACTCATAGTAAACCAGTAAAACACTTTATCATAGCACCGAAGGAAGCAAACTAACCTTAACTCGACTCGCAGGTACGCTCGCGAGTCGAGTTAAGCAAAGGTTAGGAATTATTCAATTTCAAAATCTCCCGGAAGTTCTTGTATCTTCCGGATATAAGCTTTTATTGACCGCTTGAGCCGGAAATACGTTATTATTTTCGACTTGCTCCAGTTCTGATCCGTGTTATCAATCTCATGATTTTCCCAAGTTGACTGGCGGTGAGTCGGGAACCGTACCGACGCTACCGCTCCCCACCCTCGTTGTGCCATGTTGATCTCAATCCTGATAATACTGTATTTCATAAAACCTTCTTTTTACGGATTGTCCGCGTATTTGCGCAGCCGATATGCGGCTGTACGTCGTCCTAAGACCTGATTACGCGAACCGCATCAGATTCCATTCATCATGCCCGTTTACTATCAATCCTCCCTGATCATTCAGTCGTCAAATGTTGCGTGAACATGTACCCGGCACTTTGCCCCACACGTCGGGCAGACAACATCTTGAGATTTGTAGTCTTCGGAATCGATAACCACATCATTCAGGTCAGGTTCGATTGTTTTACCGCACGAACATTCAATTTCTACATTCATTAGCTTCCTCCTCGCAAATTGTCAGGATTGTGCGCGAAGCGCGGTATCCTGCTGTTTGTCGAAATTATTTATTACTCTCAGAACAAGACTTCGATCTTCGCCCCGATCGCCTTTGCCTGTATCCGTGCCAGGCTTTCAGTGAAAATGATCGCGTCTTCTTTCCCTACTGTCTGAATGAATCCCGTTGAAGGATCCTTCCCGCCGTAGTATCCGTTCGCCATCTTCAGAACATAAATCGAGTTCTTCTTGGAAATGAAACCGGCGAGCCCAAGAATCAAGATGCTGACAGAAAGAAAGAGGAGCACCGGGGTTATGAAGATGCAGACGAATATGCCCAAGAATGCGCAGGAGGCTCCGTAAAGAACGCTTTTTATATACGGGCCGCGTCGTATTGTGAGTTTCATTGTTTTTTCTTCTCCTTGCTTTTCACTTGTAATCCAATAAAGCATGGTTCCTTACAGGATTTTTGAAGACATTCGTTGCACGATTTCGGTTCAGTAATTGGTTTTATCAAGGCATACTCCTTAGAAAAGAAATTCCAACTGATTCAGAGGTTTGATTGACGGGTACAGTATTTTCGAACGTCGTTCCGGGTTATGCACCATACGCCGTCTTCGTCCTTGTACGCATCCAGTTCTTTCCGGTAGATCATGCGGTACACCGTTATCGGGCAGACTAAAAAGAAGCGCGAAACCTCCTCGACAGATAGAATTGCCTCCAGCCTTTCTATTTTTTCTGTTAAGGTGCTGCTTATCATATTCAATGACCCCTTCGGGAACTATTCTCCAGGCGTTTGATATTTTAACCGCCTCGATGTATCCCATAACGATTAAGTAATAGACTTGGTAAGTCTCCATTTTCAGAAATTGTGCAGCAATCACTACCGTCCAGAACATAGTCCCCTCCTTTTCTGTTGACAGTTCGACCGAATACACGTTATTTTGTGAATAACTGCTTGAGTACGGATCGTTCTGTACGTGAAAAGGAAGAAGGCGCCCTCTCTGGTCCAGAGAGCGCCTTTTTTTATGCTGAAAAGAGATGGAGCTGATCGGTTTCCATTCTGACGTCCCGCAGGCAGTTCATAATGGAAAGAAGTTCTATCCCGATTGTATCAAGCTCGACGCTTTGCCTTTCGCATCGTCGCTCGAGATTTTGAAGAGCTTTTTTTTCCTGTTCGATCATCGCTAGAATACCTTCCATGGCATTCATCCCCTCTGTGCATGATCCGGGTTAAGTCCGGCGTCCCAGCAAATCTTCCGAAGGGCGAGAATCACGCTCGATGCGCTCTTTCGCGGAAGGAACTCAATGGCATCTACTTTACCGATGCGCATGATCATTGCCTTCAGGCTTTTCTCGTCTTTCGCCCTGCTCGCCAGTTGCCAGAGTCCCCGGATGTAGTATTCCTGACGCTTCGTGATGAATCCCGGAGCGCCGCCAACAGATGGATTTCGCTTATTGCCGGAAGCGGCACTTGTTCTCGGATCGTATCGGAATCCAAGCCGCGAGAACGCGAGCATGATTTCTTTGAACTGCTCCACGTCGCGAATGTCCTTCGAGCTATCGCACCCAAACCCGGAGAGGATTCCCCGGTATGCCGTCTCGTCGATTCCCGTTTTTGTCTTCGCGACATGGATTATCCTGATCCAATCTTCCTTTCCCATAGTGCCGCTCCTTGCGATATCGTCCGGGGCAGGACGTCCAGATCTGCCCCGGACCCCGTCAAGCGATGTTCCTCGTGATCGACTGATTGACGAGTTCCCGTTTCGTCTCGACGAAGAAATCCTCTTTTATCTTTCTGACGGCCTCGACTTGCGCGAGAGTTTCGTCGGAGAGGGAAAGCATTGCTTCCTTGTCCGGTTCGATCTTTGTCCGGATATACTTTGCCAAGCCGAGTTTTTTCAGAAGTTCCGCGGTATTCTTCGAAACCGAGATCGCGTCTGGAGCCTTCCGGAAGCCGAGAATTCCGAAAGGACGCTCGATTGACTTCTTGTCCTTGAAGAGCTCTTCACGGAAATAGGAGGCATACGCCTTAAGCGTATCAAGGCAGCGAAGTTCTTTTCCGTCAATCGCCGCCTTTTCCTTGATCTTTGCGATCTTCTCGTTCGCGTCGTTATCGATCGCTTCGATGGATGTTTCGATTTCGCACATTTCGCGCAAAATAGAATCGGCTTCGTCCATCGTCGTGATGCTCGCCGCCGCGCTTTTCGTTCTTGCCATTTACTTCTCCTTGTTTATGCAGCATCCGGGCCGGTACCGGCCGGAGCAATGCTCGTTTCGTTTTTTAGAACCTGCTTCGCACCGAAAACCAGCGTGCTGATTTTCAGGCAGCAGTCCCTCGGGCTCTTGTTCAGGATCGCGGCGGATGCCGTCTCCTGTATTTCATCCAAGAGCTTATTCAGGTCTTCATATCCAGATGCGGTAATGTAAATCGTGTTTTCCATTTGACACCTCCCCAAGTGCCGTAGATTCAATCATCGCCTTGCGTTCCCGCGATGATTCCCTTTTTCTCGTACTGTTCGATGCGTTCGTAGTATTTCTCGATCGCGATCTGTACGTTTTTCAGTAGTTCCTTTTGCTCGATCTCGGGCAAACCCTGCGGCGGCGTCGTGTATAGCTGAACAACCGGTATATGACCGCCTTTTTTGTTGACAAGCCAAAGCCTGTTCGTTTCATGGAACGATTCGATGCGGTAGTTCTTCAGTTTCGCCTTCGAAAGACAAGGTTCTGCGAACAGCGCTTCGATGTCGTAGTCGAACTCCGGCTGTTCGTCTCCCGCGTACTTCACGCGGGCGGACTTTTCGCCGTCATCCTTCTCCGCCTTCACTCCCGCAAGCCCGGCGAGGGCATACGCTTCTGTCTTTGCCTTATCCTCGAGCAGGGATGGATCCTCCTTGAAGAACTCGAACGTCCGGATGTAGTTATTCGCCGTGTTGTAGCTGAAGTCGAAGTTTTCTTTGACGTACTGCATCCATGGCAGGCTTGCGTCGGCATTCCGCCTGATCGTGTAGAGTCGTTGTCCGATCTCGAACGCGATCATCGCGGATTTCTTCATCGAGGCGATGAACTTCTTGTGTAGGGCGTTTACCTCGTGCACCGCCCCGGCGGAGATGTCCGCCGGGGCGGTCGTTGCGAGTTCCGTCCCCGGATCGTCGGGTGCTATCTTGTTCGCCATGATTACCTCCAGTTCCTGCGGATCACCAGTTGGGCAGCAATCTCGACAACTTCAAGGTCGCATTCATCGATCTTGCTGACCGCCATGGTGTTCTGAGCCCGTTCGATGATCTTCGTGAATTGCCTGACGTCCGTCCGGCTTATCGAGTAGATGGCGTCGACAACTTCCTTTCCGACCGAAGGCCATACCGACTGTGCGATCTTCGTCGCGTCCCTTTTGGTGAGGCCGCAAAGCGGGAGATACACGCCGATGCGCGATTCGAGCTGCCGGTGATCGTTCTTGAGGTTCTGTATGAGCCCGGTAAGGCGCGGCAGTCCGATAAGGACCAGTCCGGAACCGCCAAGATCGTATACCAGGCGGCGGGAGAACTCGAGGGCATCCGCCTTGAGGTTGTCCGCCTCATCAAGGATGATAACCATGTCGCGTTCCGCAAGCGCTGCAGCGACGTTCTGGATCAGCGTTTGGTTCGGTACCCGGTAGATGTCGACACCGATGTTTTTCGCGAGTTCCTGGACAAGCGCCTTCCGGTTCATGCCCGAAACGACGTTGACGAGGATCGTCGTGCGCGGATTACGATCGGCGTACCATTTCGCAGCGGTCGACTTTCCCGCACCGGCGTCATCGACAATGAGCGCAATATCCTTTTCCGAGTGGGCGAGCGCGATCGCGTTGGTGATCTTCGTCAGCGCGTCCGTCTCGACGATGTCGACTTTCTTGCGCGCGTGCGCCTGTTCGACTCGGGCGATCCACTTGATGATCGCCTCCTCGAGCTTGTCAACATCGCCTTTGTACTTCCCACCCCGGTAGTCCGATATAACCGGGCTGGAATACCCGATATCCTTCGCCGCACGATTCTGGCTAATCTCGTACTTTTCGAGCGTCGCCTCAAGCCTTGTCACCACTGTCTGATTCATAAATCCCCCTTATAAATCCGTTTCATAGATAATCTTCCGCCCGTGCGTCGAGCGGGTTTATCAGTACGCGTTTCTGCTTCCGGGGCCGCTCTGGAGGGGCCGTCGATACGTCCTCCGCTCCTGCCGCCTTCGGTAGCGCCAATTGCTCGTCGATGTCTGGAAGTTCATTCTGGCTGTAGATGCTCCCCGCGACATCGATCATCGTTTGGTATTCCGGCGCCGCCTTGACCTCGCCCGAGCCCATTTGCGCGAGCATCATGAGGTTCTGCTTCCGTGCGTCGCGAACCCGTCCGATGGATTCTGAAAGATTCCCGGTTTCCTTGGTGTAGTCGGCGATCGCCGTGCAGATAACCGCTCCGTGAGCGTCCGATATCAGTACCTCGGAATCGTTCGTCAATTGCTGCCGGACGATCACGTCGCGGCCGGAATAGGTAAATAACTCTTGCGCGAAATAGGACCGGTCGCCGATCTTCACGCAGTTGCCGCGCACACGCCGTACCGTTCCCCGCGACAGGGCGAGGGTCAACACGTCCTTGTCCGCCGAAGGTACGTCGTCGGGAAAGTTCTCGGCGAATACTTGCGAAGGCGTTTTCCCGTGCATTCCCTTTCCCTCGGATTCGAACTTGTCGTTGATGAGCTGGATCATTGATCCGAGCGATTTGACGAACCAATCCCAATCCGGGAAGTTCTCCCGCTTCGCGATTCCGTTGATCGATCGGTAAAAGGTCTGAACCTCGTCGGGCCTCGTCCTGGTATCGCTACCGGTATACGCCCCGGAATCCTTCGAAAAGTATTCCGCGAGAGTCCGGAAGAAACGTTCCTGACGGCCTTTCGATTTTCCGTTATAGGTTTCGGTGAAGGTGATCTTCGTCCCGACCATGGAAAAGACGCCTTCCAGGTGAACCAGAACCTCTTCCGAAAGCCCCTCAGGCGTATACACGGTGATCTTCTCGAATGACCCATTGAGGAGCTTCGAACGGTAATCTTGTCCGTTATCGAATACGCCTTCTTTCGGGATGCCGTATTGGAGAGCCATCATGTAGAACGCGACGATGATCGAGAGGCTCGAAGGATTCACGCTCGGGCAATACCCGAGTATTTTCCCGGATCGGTAGTCCTGAAACGTCGTAACCCATGGGCGTATCAATTTCCCTTTGTACCTGACGACCATGTCGAGGCAATGATGATCGGATACGACCTTGTCCATGCTTCGATAGCGCATGATATCCTGGTCAACATGCGGGTGATGGTAGTTCCCGGCTCGCGTCGCCCCGATCCGCTTGAAGTCGATGAGCGGTTGCGGGAGCGATTTCAGGTATCGGTACGCCGTTTGGTAGGAACAGGAGGAATCGGGAAGGTTATACTTCATGAGCCGCCATGCGTGACGCGCCGACGGTTGTTCGGGACGAAGCCAGAAGTGCTCGAGGTACGATCGCTCCGTGTCCGTAAGGCTTTCCCCCGCGCCGCTCCGGGATGATCCATAGAGGGGTACGAGTCCGGAGGCCCCGCGCATTTCGCTTCGTGCCTTGAGCCATCGGTACATGGTCGGAACCGATACCGTTCCAAGCTTCTCCCGAATCGGTCGCGCGACTGCCCCGGAGTTATACGCGTCGACGAACGTTTCGAGGTTTACCCCCGTCGGTTTCGCCCTGTCGTATTCCGCGAGCAATGCCGCCCTCCAAGTCGCCGTCTCGCGGGATCGGTCGCTCGCCGCTTTGTATCCGTGACCCGCGATGGTTCCCTCGGAATCTTCCCGCGTGATCGCCGGGACGATCTTCGCCTTTGACGATAGCGCCATGCGAACGTCCAACGGTAACCGCGTTTCGACGAACTGGAGTCCGCCAGCCTTTTCTATATACGGCCATCCTTCCCGACGCGCTCGCTCAATAACGGTTTTCCGCGAGAGGTCAATGGCGTCGCTTATCCGTTTTGTGCTTACCGTCATCATGCCGCTTGCCCTCTCTCCCGCATGGTTTCAAGATCCCCACGCGACCTGATCGGGAAGAGATCTTCCCGCCGGAGGCCAAAGAAAGCAGCGATTTTCCGTTCATTCTTGGAAGAGCGACGAACCCCTGATATAAGGTCAGAAACGTAACCCCGGTTCATACCAAGAGAATTTGCAAGATCAGTTATTGACATGTTCCTTTTTGCAAGTTCAATTTTTACGAGCCGTCGTCGTTCCCAGTCCTTTGGATATCCGACCTTTCTTGCATTCGTGTCCATCATGTCCTCCTCTGCTCATGTTCCTTTATGTGGTCTTTCAGAAATCCTATGGTTGAATAGGCTTCATCGCGAGTTTCAATTAGAAGATCGATTGCCTTCTTCTGGTATTCGATGATCCTGACCTGGACACGATCTCTACTTTTTTGCTCAGCGATCGCGTCGTGCAGGCATGTGATCTCGCGATCCTGCCCTTGTAATCGGTGCAGTAACCGCCTGAACTCCGGGGATAGCCGCTGAAGCCGTCCCCTCTTGTTTTTTCTTTCGTTTCTCTTCATACTTATTTTGTCCTTTGATCGGCGCAGCAGCTTGCAGGCCGTCGCGCGCCGGTCGAGATGGCGGTTCCATGCGGAACCGCTTTTTTTATGCTCATAGCCCTTCAGGGCCGATACGGCTGCCGGAGCATTGCACTCCCGGCGCGAAGCCGACTTTCGCAACCGTGCTTCGTTGAATTGGATGTTGAACGCGCGCAGCCAACGATACCGGGCGTTCAGAAGATGGAATCTTCATTGTCAAAGACCGCGTATTCTCGACCATTTTTCGTCTAGACGAGAACTGGAAGTAGTTCCAGAAATCAAGCAAGGTTGCCGATACTCAAATAATGGCAGCTTGCAGGGCTGGGAAACTAAGTAACGAACTGTTACTACTTTTTCCAACGTCTGGTAAAATCTAGTAACGTTTCGTTACTATTACTTTATCGTCGATATATCGTATTTGTCAAGATATTTCGACGAGGAATATGAGGAAATATCGTAATATTATGAATTGGATACGAATAATCGACAGTATTGAGAAATATTACCCGAATGAAAGTATTGCAAAACGCCTAGATGTGAGGCCGCAATTCATTTCTGACTTAAAATCTGGAAAGTCAAAGAATCCGGGAGCCGATTTTGTGTTACGATTAATCGACGTATATAAGATTAATCCAAATTGGCTACTTACGGATGAAGGGGTAATGATCCTTGAATCGAGTAAAGTTCTAGACGCCACCCCTACCAGAATCCCTCTTCTTAAGCAAACGGCTTCATGTGGGCCGGGGCAGGACTGGGGCGATGCGGACATGGTCGAGGACTATATCGAGCCGCTTGCGCTCGTCCCCTCCCTTCGCGGGGCAAAGGTTTATGCCTTTCGGGTTCGCGGTAGTTCGATGATCGGCGCAGGAATTTATGATGGAGATATAGTCCTGTTCGACGGGCAGGAAAACCTTGCGCCGTCCGACGACCTATATGTGTTTGCGTTGGACGGTTCAGTTTACTGCAAATTGCTCAAGTTCGACCCGATCAGCCATCGAATCCAGATTTACTCGGTTCATTCGGCGGAACTGGAAAAGGCGGAACTTATCAAAGTGATCGATACCGACAGCCCGGACCAGATCGCCGCCTTTCATGTCTTTGGTCGTATCTTGGCATGGGTACGCGAAAATCGTATGGTGTACCGGTAAAAAAAAGGAGAACAAACAACAATGAATAGAACCATAAAGATTGTATTACTTGTTGCGATACCTGCATTGATCTTAATTTCTATTATTGCAGGATGGCTGGGAGAACGGAGCGTTACCTCGCTACACAATTTTGGATGTTATTCTATGGCTTACTCTTGGTCTGAGCAAGAAGGAGAACATCAGAACTTGGCAGAACTTTACGTTTGTAACGGCCCCTTGGATATTGATACATTGCAAAGGCTATGTTCAAAAAAGAAAAGGCTGTATGAGCATGGAAAATATTCCTCTTACACTCTAGTGGTATTCGCAGACAAGAACTCCGTTTGTCGCTCAAATAATCCAATAACGGCCTTGTATGGTGATGAGCTTGAAAAGCTTCAGCATATAATTGCGTTTTACTCGTATGTCCCGAGCAACGGATATTCACAGCTTGAGTATTACGCCAAAAATGCTGCAGAAAGCATGAGCAAAGAAATAAAGGTTCAGTAACGATCCTGCCGCCCCGGATGAATTTCCGGGGCTTTTTTATGCCCGCCCAGAAACTTCGGGGGCAATGTGCATTTGTCCTGTCGGGAAAGAGGCCAGAATACCCCTGAAAGGCACAAAAACCCGTTAGAAAACCGTTAGAAGGTAAAAATGAGATAGTTTGACACAAACCGCCCCGCCCTGCCATTTTTCGTGATAAACTATCCCTATCAAAGAAAACCAATTCAGGGGATGGAATATGGCAAAAAAGGAAGTGGCCTTACGATGTTATGAAATTAAGTCTGTATCCGAGTCGGTGTCAAAAAGCGATGAGCTTTATGATGATTTTCTTCAATTTATGAAAGGAACGCGAACGGTAGAGAATCGCGTAATTCGTTTTACAGATGCCGAGCATGATGGCGAATCAGATTGTGTATCCTATTTTGAAGAAATAAAGGGAACACTTTTTTGTTTCATGTTTCGATCGCATGCCGGGACGCCTATCACCATAGACTCGGAGTTTTTAAGTAAGCCATCAGTTACGCCTGAACAAATGCTTACAGAAAATGATGAAACGGCGCTTGGTTTCATTAAAGCCCATACTTATATTCTTATGAACAAGCACTTCATCGTATTTCGAAGTGGACAGCTCAAGGCAGAGGATATCTCGATCTACATACGTCAGATCCTAAAAGGAACCCCTAAGTACGCAAAAAAGGAAGTCTTATTCACAATTAAACCATGTCTAAAATCTACTTTCGATAAATCGCGTATAAAATCATTAGAGTTGAAAAGCGGATACCGATTGAATGAAAGGTCTGTAGTTTCGTCGTTCGTTCAAAGAATAGAAGACCAACTACTTAAATCGGTACTTGACGCCAAGGATATCGCGAGAATAAAACCTGAGAATATTATTGAAGCCAGTGTAATGCTTCGGTTCAAGAAACCAGATACAACGACTGAAGAAGACGTCTTGCGAAGTTTTTTAGGATCTGTTAACACTGATGATGCGATCATTCGAGACAAGCGCAACCAAACGATCAAGCCGGATGAAATTCTCTTGAGAAGCTATCCGCGTGTAAGCTTCTTAGCCAATAACTACCCGGATCGAGCCGAGATTTTATCTGAGATGCTATCGCTATTACATGAGGCAATAGATGATAAAAAAAACCATAACTAGACTACTAATTATCGTAGTTGTGTTCATCCTTTTTTCGATGATTTCACTTCATATTCCCAGCAAACCTGCTGACTTGTTTTATACAATTGCAGGAATTATGTTCTCGATAGCGTTTAGTCAGTTAATATCTTTTGATCTTACGAAGATAAAAAACGAGTTAATCTATACTAGTTTTTTTAAAAGTATCGAAGAGGTTAAGTGTGGTTTTTTCCTGTGTTTCTCATTGTCTTCAGTAGCGATATTATTACTAAATGTTCCGAAGTCGCTCCCTGAAATTTCAATCAAGCAATTTACTTTCAAGATAGAAAGTCTTTGTATGCTATTTCTGCTTTACTCGATTTTGTATTTTGTTATGAACTTCGAGGTATTGTATAAAACTAAAAACAAAATCGATAAGATGATACGACAAGAGCAAGAATGCGAGTAGCGATTCAGAGCCCCGGATAACCTCCGGGGCTTTTCTTTTATCTCCTCCGCTTGATTTATCCCGTTTAGAGTCCCCCTTTCTGAATCGGCGTAAGCTGACAGCATGAAAACACGAACGAGGGAAATTGCGAAAGTCGGGATCTTTGGATCGATCGACAACCCCACCATCGTCACGGAAAAAGACCTCAAAGAGATCGCGGAAACCTTCCCGGAAATCAAGAAGGCGCCGGTACAGTTCGGACACTGGGGGGACGCGGCCAATCCCCGGCTCGCGAATGTCGTTGCGGTCAAGTTTGATCCCGTTGCGAAATCACTTTCAGCCGACATCGACGAAGACGAAACGCTCAGCAACGCCGTCGAGGAGGGGTATTACCCCGACGTATCGATCGGCGCGAAACAGCGCGCTTCGGACGGCAAGATGTATCTTCATCATCTCGCATACCTCGGACAGGAAGCGCCCGCGGTCAAGGATCTCATCGACTCCATCAAGGGGCCGCTCGGGATCGCCGCGTCCGATGTCGCGGATGTGCGCCTCATGCCCGCCCCGAGTTCTCGTGCTCTCATTCTTTCCGAGCCCTTTAATGAAAATAACATAAAGGGAAATGAAGGAACGCCGCCTGCGGCGAGTCCGAACCCGGGCTCCAATCCCCCCGCAGGCGGCAAGACTTCATCTCCAAATCCCAAGGAGGAAACCCAAGTGACGGAAGAAAAGGCTGCCGAAATTCAGGCAGAAAACAAGCGTCTCAAGGACGAAAACGATCGCAAGGACATGCTTCTTTCCGATTCGGAAAAGAAGCAGAAGGACGCGGAGAAGGACAAGCTTCGCGCCTCAATGGACGGTCGCGTACCGAAGGCCATGCAGGATCGCGTCGTCGCGCTTGCCGATTCCTTCGACGACGCGAAGACGATTGTGCTTTCCGACGGCGATGCGAAGCGCACGCTCCGTCCGACGGAAGTCCTCGCTGAGGTCTTCTCCGCGCTCCCTCCGCTGGTCGAGCCCGGAGCCCTCAATCTGAGCGACGGTGATTCCGCCGCGTCACCTGTTAAGCCCGGCGCCGCGCGCGCCATGATGGGCCACGTATAAGGAGTGGAGCTATGAATTCAGTCGTTGGTACTGTCGACGTCACCGAGGATCCGATCCTCCGGGGCGATCATCACATCGTAACCGCGTTTCCGCTCAAGGATGGCCTTTCGGGCCTCAAGAAGGGAATGCTTCTCAAGGTCGATACCGGCGAGTATGTCCCGTGCGCGGGAACCGGTACCGAAGATCCCGTCGCGGTACTTCTCGAAGTACCAACGCTTCCTACGTCGGCGGCCGTCGAGCCTGTTGCCGTGCATGGCGGCGTCCGGCGCGATAAGCTCGTCTATTCGGACGGGACCACCGCGATCACCGATGCCTATGTGGAGCTGCTCCGCAAAAACGGCATCTACGCAATCTAAAGGATTGAAGGAGAACAAATATGTCTATCAATGTTTCCGGAACGCTTCGTCCGTTCTTTACCCAGGACGCCATCGCTGAAGCGGTCGCGTCGATGCCCAAGCCGCAGACCCCGCTGACCGATCTCCTCTTTCCGATCGCGAAGCGCAAGCAGAAGACCAGCCCCTATGTCGCCGAAGGCGATGTTGAGGATGTCGTCGGATCGGTACCGGTAATCCGCCGGGGCGGCGCTTCGTATTCGGTCGACGGCAAGTCGACGGGTATCAAGCTCATCGAGGTACAGCCGATTTCTCTCAACCGTTTCGTTACGGGCAAGGAGATCAACGACCTTATTGCGCTCGGAACCAAAACCGACATACAGGCGTTTGTGAACGAGGGGATCGAGTACCTCCGCGACAAGACGAGCCAGGCGACCGAGATCCTCGTCCGTCAGGCTCTGTCCGGAAAAATCGAATATCCCATGGCGACGGCCGGATCGCTCGCCGAAAAGTACACCGTAAATTTCGGCACCATCAAGACGCTTGATGCGGTTACTATCGCTTCCGATGACCTCGCCAAGCTCCAGGTGAAACTGGAAAAAATCTACCAGGCTCAGCTCGCTACCGGAGCGTCCGGCGATATCCGGATTCTCTGCGGAGACGATGTCTACCAGAAAATCGTTGCGATTGTTGTCGCGGCTGGCTCGATCGCACCGGTCGTATGGACCGAAACCGGCCTCACGCTCTTCGGAAAGTACAAGATCATGACCATGGGCATGACGTACGTGCTCCCCGGAACGTCCGCAGCCGTCCCCGTCATCCCGACCAATTTCATCCAGACCGTCGACATCACGAACGCGGGACAGCTCTTCTACGCCGCCCTCGACGACCTGGACTCGAAGCTCGCGCCGCTTCCGTTCTACGCGAAGCCGGTCAAGATCGACGACCCGTCCGGCTACAAGATCATCTCCGAGTCGAAACCGCTCCCGGCGCCCGCGATCAGCAAGATGCGCCGCCAGCAGTTCTTGCCGGCATAAGGAAGGAAAGGATGAGCGATATAGCCGAATTGGGACTTGACGGCATAGCCGTCCACGGAAAACGCCCGGAAATCGAGATTTCCCCGTTGGGAACCGCGATCACCCCTGATGAAGTTTCCGACCGGCTGTCTGCGAATCTCTACAAGCAATTAAGCGATGGCAGCACGGACACGACCGCCGCTGCCATCGCCCGTGCTGAAATCTACGTCGGAACGATCTTGCGCCGCCTTGGCGTCGACTTCAACCTCGACAACAAGGTCGTTCGCGAAATAATTCTGCTTAACGTGGTCTACGAGCTCCATATCGCGCTCGGGCACGAAGAAGCAGGACGCGAATATCGAATGAAGGCGAAGGATATCATCCTTGCGGCCTTCGGCGATTACCCGGATACCGACAACAAGGCTCCGGGTAACCCGCCCGCCGCTGCGGTCGCCGTACCGCCGAGGCGGGGCGTTCCGGGTCTTTATGGACGCGCTTGAAGATCTTGAGCGGAAGCTTGCGAGTCCGCGGGCGCGGCATCTCATCGGGCAGATGGCCGTTGACGCAATCCGAACACGGCTTGTAAAGGGAGAGGGGTTTGCTCCTCTTTCCGGGGCAACGAAAGAATACCGGGGAGGAAACGCAAAACCGCTGCAGGACACGAGTAGTATGCGGGAATCGTTCAGCTATCGACTGGACGGTGAAAGCGGCATCGTCGTTGGTTCGGATAATAAGGTAGCCGCCGTTCAGAACGACGGCATGACGATCCGCGCGAAGAAGACCTGGCTATTTATCCCGGCTTCGGCTTTTACCAGGCAGCTCATGCGCCGGTACGGCTACAGCCCCAAGGAAGTGCTCGCGGGTCTCAAGGGTGACGGCTATTCGGTGTTCCGCGCGGGCCGAGCGGTCGGGTATCGCGCGAAACGGAAAGTTAACGGCGAGTACAAGATAACGTGGGTTTATTGGCTCAAGAAGGAAGTTGTCATCCCGGCGCGAAGGTTCTTTTACCTCGATGAGAACGATCTTCGAACGATGTTCGCCGAGTTGGAGTTGATTTGATGAAAACGATGGAAGCCCTGGACTTCTTTATCGCCCAGCTTTCGCGAGGGATCTCGCTCGGCGACGACAAAACGAAAGTCGTGCTTACTCCGTCAAGCATTGACGAGAAAGGGCTCGTTATAAAGGTAGGTCTCAAGAAAACCTACTTGAGCGCGCAAACGCAAGTCAGGTCGACGCGGATGTTGAAAATCAGGCTCGCCGTTGCGGGGTCGATCGAGTCTATAACGGGACTTTCCCAGGCGGTAAGCGCGATCGAAGCGATCGATGCCTATCTGGAAAAGCCCCGGAATCTTGAGAACGAATCCGGGGAGCCGATCGCGGACACGCGTATTCTTCAGACCGTATCCCAGGAGGATTCGTTTATCGATTCCCCCGACTCGACTGAAGTACAGGACGCGCTTGATGAGCGCCTTATCACGATAACGATTCCAGAATAGGAGGGGACGATGGCAGGACCACTGGTCGAGAAGACCGAATACGAAACCGACGAGCAAGGACGTACGTTCCGGAAGGGAACGCACCCCGACGATAAAACCGCGAAAAGTACCCGCGCGGGCGACTCAAGTAGATCCCAGGAGGAAAAGAAATGAGCGACGAAAAAGCGCTTGAGCTTATTGGCGATGATAGCCAAATCTTTACCGGAAAAATCGCCGCGACCGAACTGGTCGGCGATGGAACGAAAACTCTCGATGCCTTGGGCGGCGGTACCGTCGGCGACAAATCCGGGGCGGGCATGTACATCGTGACGGCCAAAGGATCGACATCGTTCTTTCCGTCGCTTTTGAACGTCGGGGAACTGTATCCTGCAACCGGATCAGAAGTCCTGGTTGTTGGCGATAAGGTCAAAAAACTGGTGCTGGCTCAGATCGCCGACGCGACGGGATGGAAGCTTTCAATCACCCGGAACAAGGTCGATACGACCCGTCTTGCGCATCGCTTCAAGAAGTATCGCCTCGGGAAGTACGACGCGACAGGAACCCTCTCATCGATCTTCACCATTGGCATCACCGACGCAAACGACGGCCTCATCGCGAAGACCATGAAGACGTTCAAGAAGGCAGCGAGCGGGACGATCACCATCCAAGAAGTCGACGACAGCCCGCTTTACTTCCTCGGGTACGTCCGCAAGACTGCCGTGTCGGGAGAGACCGAAGATTTCGTTTTCGGTCAGATATACATCCACGATATGACTCTCGGAGGTCAGTCCGGAAGCGCCCAGTCGTACGACGCCAACATGAGCCTCACGGGCCTCGATCCGGTGTTCTACTCGATCGACATTATCTGACGAAGGAGAAACGCAGAATGGCAATCAAAATCATCACGAAAGAAAAAACTTATATTCCGAAGTTCGACGGAAACCGCTCCGAGCCGCCTGAAAATCAGTGCGTCGTCCGCTACAGGACAGCGACGATGGAATTGAAAGGCCAAATCGTCTCTTCTCCCGTCGCGATCGGCGAGTTCGACGCTGCAGGCAAGAGTACCGGAATGAAAGTCGAGATCAAGCAGAACGACGAACTCACGATCCGGAAGATGATTGTCGACATCACTCACCTAGGATACCAGGAAGAGGGCTCCAACGACATCACCTATATCTCAGGTGGCGCGGATCTCCTGAAAGCCCCGGTCTACTACGAGCCCCTTATCAAGGAGCTTCTCGTGGTGCTGAACAAGGAGCTGAAAGCAGACGGTGTAGACCAAAAAAACTGAGAATTGCTTACCGCGTCTTTAAGGCCGGTAAGCAAAATACGCGGATCAGGGAATCCCGTCGCGATCGCTTGCTCTGGAATACGGGCGTGCTTGATGAAAACGGACAGACGATCTTTATCAAGGCGATCGACGCGGGAACGTACCTGACGGAGGAGTTCTATCAGGCTCTCCATATTTTCTATACCACAGAAAATCTTGGCGTTCTGCCGTTCGCGGGAGGCTGGGCTGAGCAACCAGAATGGATCGTTACGGTTCTGACGACGCTCAAGGCCGAGCAAGCTCGCATCGAACGCGAGGAAATCGAGGAACGCAAAAGAAACGCGAAATAAGGAGGTACCGGATAAATGGGCAACCAGAAAACAACGCTGGAACTGCGAATAGAACTCGCGGCGAAAGAGGCCCAGGCGTCCGTTATCTCCCTAAACGCGGATACCGTACGGCTCGCGCAAACTTTCAAAGACATGAATCTCGGAACGACAGCGAGCCAGGCCGCCATGAAGAAGCTGGAAACGTTCACTGCATCGGCCGCGAAGCAGATGCAGGTGTTCGGTGCCTCGTCGTCGGACGTTCGAAAGGCGCAGGCGGCGATCCAGTCTACCGTAAGAAAACTCATCGACGATGGTATCGATCCAGAATCGGAATCAATAAAAAAGCTAGCCGCAGAATACAGGAAGCTGGGCGATCAGTCCAAAGAGCTTGATGACGTCAATAACTCGAACCTTGAAGGCTTCAAAAAGCTCAAGGACGGTATCGCCGCGTCCGCCGCTGCGGTAGCGCTCGTTAAGGTGATAGGCAAAGCTCGCGAGTTCGGCTCCTTTGCCCTCGAGTCCGCCGATACCTTCCAGAAGGCACGAAACGAGTTTGGAACCCTGCTCGGGGACATGGAGGCCGGCGCGGGCCTTTTTGACCGGATCAAGGAATTCAACGATTTTACTCCGTTCAATCTGGATACGACGAAACAAGGCGTGAATGTGCTTTTGTCTGCAGAGGTACCGCTGTCCGATCTCATTACGAAACTAACCATGTTCGGTGATCTTTCGCAGGGAAACTCCCAGAAGTTCACGAGCTTCATCAACGCATTCGCAAAAGGCGCGGCAAAAGGCGCTGTTGACATGGAAGTTTTAAACGTGTACGGCGATCAAGGCATTCAAATTCTCGCTGAACTCGCTAAATCGTATGACACAACGAAGGCTGGCGTTATCAAGATGGCAAGCGAAGGGAAGGTCTCTTTCGAGGACTTTTCCGCAGCCCTCGAGCGTCTTACCGCCGAGGGAGGGCTATATTACGGTGGGATGGCTCTCGGCGCTAAGGATCTTTCCGCCATGCAGGAAGGGCTCACCGAGTCCGTAACAGGACTCGCGGCAAGTTACGGTTCGATGTTCCTTCCCGTTGCCAAAGCGGTGTACGGAATACTTACGAATATCACGAACGCAATTAATGACAGCCCTATCCTAAAAGGATTACTCGCGGCGGCAATTACTGGTCTCGTTTCCGCCTTGGTTATAGCTACGGTAAAAACTATTGCACATGCAGTAGCGAAATGGTCTGAGTTTTCCGCAATCATGGCGGTTAACAGCGCCTTGTCGGTTACACAAATCGCTTTAGGTATTGCGATTGCCGCGACAATGATCGCCGTAACGGCATCCACTGCGTATGCCGCATCTCAGCAAAAAGCCGCAAGCGCGACGGCAGCAACGTCTCTTCGGATGCAAGAACAAACTCAGTACGCCAAAGAAACGGCAGCAGCTATAAATAAATGTCGCGATGCGTATAACGGAATGAGCGACGCTCAGCTAAACAATGCATTGGCGGCTGCACAGTGGAGCTATGCCCAATCCATGGCTGATTCAAGTCGATACCGATCGCAGGGGAATACGTCGATGGCGAAGGAGCTGATGCAGCAGGCCAATGCCGCGAAAGCTAATATCGACTCAATTATGTTGATTTTTACTAACCGTAAAGAGTCCTTCATTGATGATCTCTACAAAGATACCCTCGACGCCAAGCTGAAATCCTTGCAGGATCAGCTCACGAAGGCGAAGGGGTATCTCGGAGATCCTTCAACGACTCAAGCCCAGAAGGACAAGATCTCGGCGATTATCGTGAAGCTTCAGCAGGAAATCGCGGACGCGAGTAAGAAGGCAAAGATCACGGTCTCGCTCGGGACTGATTGGCAGGATAAAAACCTGTCCGGTCTCGAAGCTCTTAACAGGGAGCAGGAGAAATCCGTCGAGTCTCTCAATAAAAAGGCGCAAGATGTCTATAGGAACAACTACGAGACCCAAGCCGATTATATTGCGGAGCTGGCCGCCCTGAACGACTATTATGACTCGAAGCGGATGGGAGAACTTAAAAAGGCCCATGACCTCCGGATACAGAGAATCAAGGAAGAGATGGAATATCAGGCTCTTCTTGCTCGTCAACAGATTACTGACGGAAACACTTCTGTCTCAAGCTACGTTAATTATACTGCTGCGACCGTAAAGAATGAAGGAGCATCCGCACTAGGCAACACGGATGTTGGCGAGTTTATGACGTCCTTTAAGGAAAGCGGAAACTGGATCATTGCCGTCATTGATACCGTGGTCAACGCGATCATGAATAATCTTGATAGCCTCGAAACGTTCGATGTTCTGGTTAACGGCGTCTCCGAGGCCATTAAAGAACTAATGGTGATTATTGGGCCGTTCCTGGACCAAACCGCTCGCCCAACGCAGGATCTCGTTAATTCTCTCGCGAGATTACTCGCAACAGTCGTAATGCCTGCACTCAAGGTTATTGGGCCTGTACTGACGCTGATAACGAATCTGCTCAACATGTTCGTGATTGGAATAACGTTCGTCATACAGGCTTTGAACTTCTTCGGGAATCTCATGACATTTGGGTTGATGGGAAAACTCGCTTCATCGATTACAGATATCAATAACTGGTTTTCGGATCTTTCCGACTCATCGGCTGAACTTACGAAATCGCTGGAAAAGGCAAAGGACGATATTAATGACTTGTACGACGCAAAGATCGACGCGGTTGAATCCTTGCTCGATGCCCAGATTGATTCTCTGAAGAAGAAACTAGAGCTTGGCCTGATAGGATACGATGAATACGTGGCGCAGGCCACTTCGTATAATGAATCTGCCGGAGATACTATCGATGCGCTCGACGAAGAACGGAATAAGATGCTTGAAGACATCGAAGAACAGCTTGCCGATCAATCGAACTCGATGGTCACAAGCCTTTTCGCTGATGATCTGGCGGATAGCCTTATATCAGGTTTCATTGAAGGAATTGGAGACGTAATCGAGAAATATCACATTGATGACATCGCATCGCTCCTGACAGGCGGCTTTTCGTCCCTTTTAACCGGAGGGAAAGGCGGGGTCAAGGGCGGAATCATTAACGTGCTGACGGGCGGCATTGGCGGGATCATCGGAGGTATGTTTGATGAAGGAACCCCTT